ACCAACAAAAGATGGGCATTACTACAGAGTAAATACATCTTTGCCTAAGACCTATCTGGTAAGATAGTTCTGCCATTCCTGACAGCGAGCACCACCTCTGTCTCATCACCTTAACTAGCAATATGCCAGTAAGTTTATTCAGTCACTCCCAGTGTTGCGTCCAACTCTTGTATAATAACAGACTCCTCACAGGTTGTCAACCCCCTATGATAATTAACATGCATTGTCTCGATGAAGACAAGAGACCCTACGATAATTAGATTACATACGGTCAGAGGATGGGTAAGATATTTCATCACATAAAAAAAGACCCCTACTATGTAGAGGTCTGTAAGTTCCGAATGAAGACATCGCACGAAAGATGTCATCATTATTTAGTGGGAATAAAGGATACGTACTTCTGCGTAGATGACTGCCAGAAATAGCACACTGGCGAGCATGATCTCTGTAGTTACTAGCATGTTACTTGTCTCCTTTTGCTACTTTTATTCCACGGTACACTAGAGGTGTATCGTTCTGTTGTGTGTTCTGATTAGGACGATTCTTTGTATCGTACTGAACTCCACGGTATGTGACGTTAGCCATTTGGGTTTCTCCTGTTGGAATGAGGTTGATTAGACCGTTCCTTCAGTCGTCTTTTGCGTCCGATGGAAAACATATGGGGTCAGTGTGTGCAACTATAACTCTTGTTAGTTCTAATCTCTCAGATCTATTAGGGTTGTTGATGACACTTTCTAATAGTTCAGCAGCATGACCACAATCAAGTGGTGCTCCTATTGCTATTAGACTGAGTAGTATGTTGTACATAGGATGAACGAATCCGTTCCGAGTCGGCTTACTTGCGTCCAATAGACCAAGCTTTACATTCACTATCCGAAACCTTGCTCTTAAAGTAATCTATGAGATACTCATGAGCGTCAGAGTTAAGATTCCCATCACTGAGTACCTCAATTCTGTTTCGGTTCCACTCATCACATGACATTTCCCAGTGGGAAGGGTGATGATCAGAGAGGAGCATCGCTAGTAAGTAAAGTTCTTGCATTGGATGAACGTATGGATATGTTAGCATATCAATACTATTTATGCAACAAACTAGTTACAATTGTTACCTCTTCGAGGTCTTAGAGGTCTGGTTTTCCGTAAGTCCCTCTTGAGGGAGCGTAAAAAACTCAAGTGGTCCTTGATACCAGTTCTCTGGTCTTTGATTGAGAGGATCACTCTGTCGTTGTGGTCTCTTCCTTTTTGCCATTTCATTAATTGCTCTAAAAAATTAGAGCTCGAATCCTGTGAATGTATCTTCGGTGACATCTTGTTTGATTCCTCCAACTACGTAGGACTCAATCTCAGTTTCCTGAGGTGCATTCTGTTGACCCTTACTGTTTAACCAGTGGTTAGTCCATGGTAGTGGGTTGTTTCTTGCTGCTATCTCATACTCTGGGTCTAAACCAATCGCTTTCATTCTACGGTTAGCTATCCACTCAACGTATTGACACAGTAGCCTTTCATTCAGACCTATCATGCTGCCTTGAGCGAACAGGTACTTAGCCCAGTCCTTCTCTTCTGCAACTGTCTGTCTAAACATAGTTCTAACATTCTCTTGCTCTTCCTTAGCAATCTCTATCATGTCTGGATCATCACCTTGCTGCCACTTCTTAATTATCTTTTGAGTAAGTGCAAGATGCTGACTTTCGTCTCGTGCGATGAGAGCGATAATCTTAGCGGATCCTTCCATAAGTTTGAGTTCACCAAACGCAAATGAGCAAGCGAATGAGACATAAAATCTGATGCCCTCAAGAATGTTAACATTAACTACTGCCTTGTAAAGTTTTCTTTTGATGTCACGAAGAGTCCAAGTTGATGTGGGAGAATCCTTCCATGAAGGTTTCCACATGTTACCTACTGCGTATTCCTGTGCACAATCGATGAAGTCATCGTATGCTTTGGTAACTGATTGAGCTCTTTGGATAATTTTATCGTCCTCAAGTACAGTGTCTAGGACTTCACTTGGATCTGGATAAACATTTTTGATGATGTGAGTGTAGGATCTTGAGTGAATACCCTCCATGAATTCCCATACACTCATTGCTCCTTCTAACTCAGGTAGACTACAGTATGGTTTAAATGCCATGCCTGGTCCTCTACCTTGCACTGAGTCAAGAAGGATCTGATATTTTAAATTACTTGTATAGATGTGTCTCTGCTGATCATTAAGTGTCTTGTAGTCAGAACGATCCTTCTGTAAGGATACTTCCTCTGGTCTCCAAAAGAATCCCAATTGTGATTGAGTTAGTCTATCAAAATCTGGATACTTAAAATCCACATACTGTTGCATCCCTAAGGGTTGCCCGAAGAACATAGGTTGCTTCTTGGTGTCTACTTTAGTAGAGTTAAAAACTGTTGTCCCCATTACTTACCTGTTAAAAATCCCCATAATACTTTTAATAATGATTTAGTGGCACTGCCCTGTACCTCATCGAACATATACATGTTAAGTCTGAACGCATAGTTTGCTTCAGTGATTAGAGCATTTTCTTCTTGTGTATTAAACTCCATTGAGTCTAGCACAGATTTGTAATTTGTCTTCCATTCCTTTGCATCATCAATACAAGGGAACTCATAGAACATTAACCCTTCCCCTAGCGGAGGTTTTAATGCTTTCTCTGCTATCTTTCTCAGTATCTGACCACCAGATAAGTCACCTATGTAACGTGTGTAGTGGTGTGCTACTAAAAGATAGGGTTCATCATGTGCTACTTGTTTGATTCGCCAACAGTAGGTATCACATGCAGAGGATGGTTCTATCTCATCCTTCCAGTTGGGACCATAATAATATATGAGATCTCTTTCTAGAAATGGTACACGGTTTAATTCTCTAGACCATTGCTTTAGTTCTCCAACGATAGGATCCTTGGAACTCTTGACCTCTCTTTCCATAGTGTCATAGACAAAATAGAAGTTTGCTAATAACTTACGATACTCCTCAGGATCTAAGACCCCTCGGAGAAACGATGATACAAACTTGGTATTCTCTGCTGCAGAATGGGACTTGGATGTCCCCTCCTTCAGTTTTTTACTAAACATTACATGCCTCGCATTCTTCTTCACTTCCACTCAGTATATCTTCTACTAAGTTGTTTAATCTAACGGACTGATCCTGTATATGTACAGGTTCATCAACATCTTTCTTGCTATCATATGTGTTCTGATAGTAAGAAGTTTTCCAACCGTACTTATATGTAGTTAAAAGATCATTTGCCATTACCGAAACAGGAACCTCAGAATTTTCATAATTCTCTGGGTTGTACGACCAGTTTCCAGAAATCGCTTGATCAAAGAACTTCTGCATAACAGCAACAATATTAATATAACCAGTATTGCTAGGCATATCCCACAATAGCGTGTAACTATTCCTAAGTGTTCCATAGGACGGAACTATTTGTTTGAGTGGACCTTTCTTAGACTTTTTAATGGACAGATAATCTCTTGGGGGTTCGATTCCGTTGGTTGCATTAGACACAATGGAACTGCTCTCCGATGGCATTTGTGCGGACAGTGTACTGTGTCGGAGACCGTTCTCCATGATAGATGTTCTAAGAGATTCCCAATCATGCTTAAGATTATTCTGAACTATAGTGTCTACTGTTTTCTTGTAGGTATCTATAGGTAGTATTCCATCTGAGTATTTAGTTCCAGAGAACCCATCACATGCACCTTTCTCTATTGCTATCTGGTTAGATGCCTGTAAGAGATAGAACTGGAAGGACTCAGTAAGGTCATGAACTAACTGCCACGCAGCAGGGTCATCATACTTAACATTGTTCTTAGCAAGGTAATGTGCTAGACCTATGTACCCTACACCTAATGATCTACGTGCTAGTGTGCTACGTTCAGCAGCAAGAACTGGATAGTTCTGATAGTCTATTAGTTCTTCTAGTCCTCTGACTGCTAGGTCACATAGTTCTTCCATCTGTGATGGGTTAGTGATCTTACCTACATTGATAGCAGATAGAATACACAATGCTATCTCACCACCTGCATCATCAATATGATTGATAGGATCTGTAGGTAGAGTGATCTCCTGACATAGGTTACTCATCCTTACCATATCTTTAAAGGATGAATGCTCATTGCAGTGGTCTATGTTCATGATGTATAAACGACCTGTCTCTGATCTCTCCTTAAGGATGGCAAGGATTAATTCTTTTGCACTGATTCTTGTGGAGGGGATGGATTCATCCAATTCATACTGGCAGTATAAACTATCAAACTTATCGGTCCCAAAACTCTCATAAAGAGCAGGAACATCATGAGGGGAAAATAACGTGATTTCTTTATTTTGGATAAATCTTTCATAGAATAGTTTGCTGAACTGAATACTGTAGTCTAACTTTCTTACCCTGTTGTCTTCCGTCCCTTTGTTGTTTTTGAGGACGATGATGTCTTCGATTTCTTGGTGCCAAATAGGGAAGTGGACAGTGGCCGACCCACCTCTGATACCGTTTTGAGTACAGCATCTAACAGTTGACTCGAACTTTTTAAGGAAGGGGACAACACCTGTGTGTTGTACTTCCCCACCTCTGATTTTACTGTTGATGCCCCTGATTCTACCTGCGTTAATACCGATACCAGCCCTCTGTGCGACATATTTGCCAATAGCCATATCACTGCTAAAGATACTATCGAGGGTGTCATCAATATCAACCAGAACACAAGATGCAAATTGACGAATAGGGGTTCTGACCCCTGCCATGACTGGCGTTGGGATGTTGATTCTGTGTCTACTGATTGCTTCGTAGTAGCGTCTGACATAATCTAATCTCGTTTCTATAGGATATTTTTGGAAGAGTGTGGCAGCAATCATGATGTACATCTGCTGCGGGGTCTCATAGACCTGTGATGTACTGCGATCTTGTACTAGATATTTATCTGCGACCTGCCTAAGACCTGCATATGTAAACATATAATCTCTATCATAATCAATATATCCATTAAGTTCTTGCCATTCGCTTTCAGAATATACTTTAAGGAGACTAGGGTCGTATACACCCTGAGTAATACAGTTCTCAACATGGTCTTTTAGTACTGGAGGATTGTCTGGGTGCCCCTTGTAGACTTGCTTACGCAGTCCAAACAATAATAGTCTTGCTGCAACGTATTGATAGTTAGGGGTGTCTAAAGAGATCAAGTCATTAGCAGACTTGATAAGAATCTCTTGGATGTCAGATGTTTCTATCTGATCATAGAACTGGATGTTTGAGTTCATTTCTACCTGTGACTCTGATACTCCTGCGAGATCATTACAGGCATACTCAACCATAGTATGAATCTTGTCGAGATTTAGAGGCTCGACCACCCCATTACGCTTTACTACGCTGATGTTCATACCTTTTTCCAATTAGTTAATTTTAATTTTGCTTCCAACCCATGATATACATGTTCAGATATTATAGCAGATGGGTCAAGTCCTGCCAATACCATGTCATTAATGTCTTTACATTTGACAACTGATGGCCATATCACCATCTTGTTTCCCTGTTGGATAGAGTTCTCCATCCTTGCGACGATCTGTTTGTTTCTTGGTTCGTTGTCATAGACGTACACAAGGTCATAGTCATAAGAACTAAGGTCAACATCGGCACCGCACATAGCGATAGCATTATCCAAGAAGAGGGAGTCCAAGGGTCCTTCGGTAACATAAACTGTCTCATCAGTGTTTACTTTGTCGAGTCCAAAGACTTTCTCATGCTCATCGAAGAGCACTGTGATGTATCGTAACGTTGTATACTTTGCCATAGATCTACCCTGAATGCCATACCAACTACCATCTGTGCGAGTGAGTGGGATAATAATTCTAGGTTGATCATTGTGTAGCGAGTCAAACGTTTTCTTCTTGGTGTTAACCCATGTTTTAAACTTGTCAGCATAGAAGATTCGAGACAGTTGTGTCTCAGGAATGAGTCTATCTAACAGATATTTTTTAGCAGGGTGTGAATTATTTAGATCAGCGATACTTTCCAGATCGATGATGTTTTTAAAGACTGGTTTGGAATCTGGAACTGTAAAATTTTCTACAGTTGTACCCTTACCAGTAGAGTTCTGACGATACTTTTCTAGATGATATTCACTGTACAGATCAGGTGCAAAGTCCTTCAGAAAGTTACCAGTAGTCTTCCCCACACCACAGTTATGGCATTTATATACCATACGTCCTTTGACATGAAAAAAATACCCCCGTGCCTTGTTCTTATTCTTCTGGGAGTCTCCACAGAAGGGGCAACGGAAGTTGTATAGTTGATTTTTTACTTTCTTAAACTTATCTAACCTAATAGACAACCTACTTATGTAGAGGTCATCGACTGTACTCATTTAGATCTTAGAACTCTGAGGATATACTAGCAGGGGTTGTGGCACCTGTCAAGGCTGGTGCGATGATCCTCTGACCGATAGGACTAACGATGAAAGAGATAATAGACAGAGCACCAAAAATACTCCACATCTTTTTCTCCATGGTACGTAGTCGATCGTCAACCTTACGTATGTCACGCTCGCAACCTTTCTTGATTGCATCTGTTTCTCTATTGACATCTGCTGATAGCCTATCTATTTTCTCAAATAATACTTCGTCTATCTTGTCTTGCTTATCCAACTTCTCATTATGAACAGCAAGAAGTTGTCCCATCTTTACAGAGTTTTCCTGTAGGGATTCTACGACTCGTTCGAGCCTCTCGATGATGGCAGTATTAATGTCCGACATGCTAGTATTTATACTTACTGATTCTGGAGTGCTTTCCTTCTCAAATCATAGTAAAACTTGATCACTTCGTTTGGGTACAGACGTTTCACTTGTATCTTCTTGTGGTTTTCTGGTCTGTAAATCTTTCGTAACTGTATTTTAACATCGGCTTCTGACTTACCATACAGTACATATTCTTGTGCGTAATCATAGCATATCTTAAAGGGGAGATATTTTCCATCTGCTTTCTCTGCATCAGGCTTGAGGTGACCCAACACCAATGCCTCTTTCACTTGCTTCTTAAATTTTCTCTTACGTAGACGAGGTTTCTTCTCACTATTAGAACCCAACAGAGAATCAAATCCCGCAACAGGACCTGCAGCATTAGCACTACCGCTAAAACCTCCTGTACCTGCACTCATTGTTGGTCCTTCTTCGTTCACAACTTTCTTAACTGTGTGTAAATTTCTTCATCAAGATCCACTTCCTCTAGAACACCACCGTTATTCTCTGGATACCTACTCAAATATATCAAGAAGGTTTTCACTGCAGGATAGTACTCAGGCTCAAGTTTGTACATTAATAAAGGGAGTGTACCCTCGCCAAAGACGTTGTATAGTACGATTAAATGATTTAGAATTAAATTAGTACGCAATACACCTGTCTTGAGGTAACGTTTAAGTAGTCTCTTCAGATACTTAAACTTCTTCATGTCTTCCATGAAGTCATCCACAGTCACCGACTGTGGATTCTCATAGTACTTGATTGCGAACATCAAATGATTCTTCTCATCTAGATGATCAAATCTCATTTACATAATGATGGTTCAGTTTTATTTAGCTACCGAATGTAAGTGTAGCAGCACCGTTAGTGTACTTCTGTGCAGCACCTTTGCTTGTGTTTAGTACGCAACGATACTTGTAACCGTTAAGTGTTGTACCTGCAAGTCCACTGTAAGCAAGTGTTGCTGTAGTGAAGTCTGCATATGTGATACCAGTATCAGTGTTAGCAGCGATATCTACCCAACGAGTAGTAGCACTTGCTGTCTGTCTCTGCCACTTAAAGGACTTAGTACCTGACTGATCAACAGTGAATGCTGCAACGAATGTTCCTGCACCACTAGATGAAGTAGAGTTAGCGGGTTGTGTACCAACTGTAATTGTTTCTAATACATCTGCTGCGACTGTATCGTCAGCGTCGTCACCAGAAGTACCTGCAGCAACTTTTAGAGGAACGAGGCACTCAGCTTTATGTCTGGTGTCTCCATTGTGTGTCTGGTATGTTCTGTACTGCCACCAACCTGGACCCGAAATACCACGAGTCTTGTTGGATGCAATACCATCTTCAGTCGTGTCTACAAATATTAGTTCGTAGGAGTTAGAGTCGCCACCAAGGATGACAAACTCAGCAACTGCCTTAGGAGGAGTTCTCTTAATAACAGATGCAGCAGCTACAGTTGCTGTTGATCCTGCATATACTTTATGCAATTCGATAGCAGTGGTACTTGTAACTTGCTTAACAATATAGTTAACACTTGATATGCTCAAGACATCTCCTACAACGACACTATCAGCAGCGTTCTTAGTAACAGTTGCGTCACCATTAGTGACGGAAATAGTATTACTAAATGCTGCAGCGTCAATCTTTCCTACGACAGACATTGTAAATCCTCTAAAAGTTTGGTATTTCTATTATTTATTTATAATCTAACGTGTCTCTATTGCTGTTTTGACTGCTTCTAATAGCTTGTCGTCAGCAGTAGTCTTAGTTAGTTTGACTGCTTTAGTCATGATAACAAGGCAGATATCAATTAGTTTCTCTCCTAATTCTGCATCATCTGGTATCTTGTCAACAGCATCTGAAATAATCTTAGATGCGAAAGGTAGTAAAAATCCTAGCATGGTCTCAACTCAATATATTATATACTATATAGCCAGTCTAATCAGAAGTGAACTTGCGGTTCTTCATGTAACCCCACTTACCTTTGTGTAATGCTCTTACACCTTTAGGGTTCTTGACACCAGACTTTGCCTTGCCTTCAGCATCTTTCTTCATGAAGTCCTTGTACCTTTTCTTACCGTACTTACTCTTATAAAGAGTCTCCTTCTTGTCTTTCTTTTCCTGAGCGTATCTCTTTAAGGTTGCTGCCTTCTCCGAGTTGTCCCACTCTAATAGATTAGCCACGTGCTTCTTTCTTTTTCTTATCGTACTCTGCAGTAGCAGCAAGCATCTTAGACTTCATGTTAGACTTAGACTTGCTAGTGTTACTGTGAGATGTTGATCCGACAGATGCAGGTAGAGCAGCACCAGTAACAGCAACTTCATCTACTTGCTCTGGTTCTTCAGCTACTAACTGTTTGTTTCTTAGTTCAGCAGCGATTTCTTCCTTCATCTTCTGCTTCCTCTTGATCATAGAGGTACGTACTTTACGTCTGAAGTTTAGATACTTGTCACTCTTATCGACATCACCATCGTTATCGATATCTGAGTCTTCTTTACCGACTGGATCTAACTTTTTCTTTTCGTTTAATTCTGATTCTGACATGAGATCCTCCTTCTTAGGATTGATTGTAATACCCTTTTTAGTTTTAGTAGAACCTTGGGTTAGGTTTTGTGTATTCTTATCACCCTCGTCATTCTTGTTGACTGGTGTGGTTTTAGTATTAGTAGCACTAGCCATTCCTGACCTCCTCAAGTGCTGCACGCCAATCGTATTTCTCTTCTTTGTATGCCTTCTTCTTTTTCTTAGGCTTACTTTGACCTGGTGTTGAGCAACCAGTAGCAGAGTATTCTTTTAACTCTTCCTCTTTGACATGATCAGCAGCCTTGTACATAGGTTTGCCAGTTGTCTTAGATTTCATACCCTTCTTATAATTCTGCCAAGCAGGTGTGTTACCTTTCTTGTCAGCATTAGTGACGGTCATTGCTTCTTTCATAAGATTATGTAAGTCTTCTATATCTATACTATAGTCAACAGACTCTTTGGGTCCTTGGACACCAATGTCTTCTTGATGTTTAGCAGTTTTCTCACCCTTCTTTCCAACGACTACGTAACGTCCATCTGATTTGCGACCTGTAATAACCATAGAGTTACCACCTTGTGATACTACTCTACCAATATTACGATCGTCAGGTGACTTACGTTTGTTCTTGTCGATTGCTTCCTTATCAATCGGGAAACCTGCGTATCCCTCAAAGGCGGGTTGTATTGGAGATTCATCGATGATCTTAATTATAGCATCAACTGTCTCCTGCATGCGTTTTGTAGGAGCAGCTGTGTTATGGTCAACACATTTAGTTATTTTAATTTGCTCTTCCATAGAATAACCTATGAGTTGAGCAGCAATATTTGTTGTAATCATCGGATAAAATTGATTCCGTAATTATTATTTAGGCTGTCTAGACTTTCTGAAGTCGTTAAACTTAACCCCAAACTTAGTAGTTCCCTGACCTGGAGTCATGTCCTGCACTGCTTTTCTGTACTCATCAGTGCCGATCTTCCATGTATTACCACTACCATCATCAGCAGAATAGTTACTTTGATCTCCCTTTTCTTTCTCTTCTCTTGTCACACCTGCTTTAGATCTTTCTTTCTCAGCAACTGACTTGATAAGCATCTTAAGTATCTTACGCTTAGAGTATGGGTTGTCCTTTTTTCTTGCCATTGCTATCTCATCTAACTCTACAACCTCAGTTACATGGTGCAACCATGCTTTAAACTCTTCACCTTCATCATCCTTAAAGACAACATGATTAGTACCACGGTGTACTATAACACCACGTATACCACTGTCATCATGCTCTACTAGAGTACCAACTGAAAAAACTTCATGCTCCATGTAGTGTTCTCTGAACTCATACATGTGTAACTTAGGTGAGTATTCCCATGCTTCACTCTTCGGAGTAGCAGGAGTTTTCTTCTTAAGTTTCTGTGATGGTTTCTTAGGAGGTGTCATACCTGTCTTTACATCTGCCATCATCTTCATAGAGTCTGACTTCTTAAATCCTTTTGGCATTCCTGCATGATAGGATTCATGGTCATCACCCTGTGCATGCTTTCTCTGTGCTGATGCTGATAGTTTTTCTATTGGATCATCTGAATTTGGATCTCTAGCACCTGCTGACTTGATATTAACAGACTTAAAGTCGTAGTGTACACCGTTATATTTCTGCGTTAACTTCTGAAATTCTTTTACTCTGTCGTCTCCGACTACCATTGTTACATGTTCATGTCCTTCATCATTGAGGTCACGTAGTATGTCAAATATATTTCTATGCTGTTCTGAATTCTGTATCTTATCCTTATGATTCTTAAACATCTTACGCATGTGATCAACCTTCTGATCAGCACTCAAAGGATTCTTCTTATGATCTTGCGTTCTACTAGGATAGATTCTATAGTTACCTGAGTCACCACCATGTGCTTTAACAGCATCCATAAGTTTACCATGACCTGCATGAGGTGGGTTAAACCTACCAAAAGTGATCGCAACATGCTTGTCCTCTGGTTGCTGAGACTTAGGTACAGGTTTCTTCTTAGCAGGTTGTGATACTGTTCCCTGTGCAGGTGTTGATTCAGTTATGAATTGATTAAAGTTAATCATTTTGACCAGTTCTTTGCCACAGTAAAGTTTGCTTTGGAGAATTCTAATCTATCAACAAGTTTGATAGCAAATCCATTCTTTATCGCAACGAATCCCTCAGGACTTGTTACACGATATCCAGATTCGTCCTCTATAAAAGTTCCGATACTGTTTACCTTTTGTATCCTACCAATGATTACATTCTTTGCAGTCATAAGTGCAGTGAAGGCATTCATAGCACTATGTATGGTAGTTTTGTTAGTATTTAGGTATTTAATAGTACTAAGTTTCTTCTCTTCCCATTGCTTACGTGCTTTCTCAGTCTTTTTCTTCTTTATTTCCATGTCAAAACGTCCTGATATGAACGTTACAAATCCTCTAAGCATGAGTGCAGCAGTGGATGGAACCTTACCACTACGTACCACTTGGTTAAAGTACATCTTAAATAATGGAGTGAACTCAAATGGTTTCTTACCACCTAGTAGGTCAAGGAACTGTCTACCCTTTGTCATGCTTGTCTTAGCAGAACTAATATTCTTATTGACTGCTGCTTTCTCCATGCTAGTAAGACTTACACCTTTACCTGTAGTCTCAAAGTCTGATGATAATACTGCTATATCTTTGACACCTTGTAGTGAACTGACATCTGCACCGAATGATGCTGTACATTCTGGTAGTGACTCTCCACTATATGTGGTGTGAAATACTATACCCATCTTAGATGCAGCAACCTTATCACCTAGTGGACTGTTTTGTTGTGCGAAGTATGTAATAGTATTAGGTCTGAACTTATACCCTGTCTCACCACCCATCTTAGCAAGAGTAGGAGTCTTAGTATATAAGAGATCACCTTGTAAGATACCACTGATAGGTAGTTTCTTGAGGTGTTCTAAACATGTTTTCATTATAGAATTCAGAGGACCAGGATAGTAATAGTCTACATCACCGTCAGAGAATGCTGCTTTAGGTTCCTTATTAAATACTGACTTAGTTCCGACAAAGAATAGACCTGTCTCTGGATCAGTACCACATATAATAGCAGGTGCACCGTCCCATTTGGTTGTGATTCTAGTACCACTTGCTGCAGTACCAAGCATGTCACGAAGTGACTCTAAGAATCTTATCGCATTGATACCACCATCATATCCGTTGTTGATGAGTTCGTCTTCTAAGTGTTCTAGGTGTGTGTTCTTACTCATACTTCCTCTCTACCTGTACGTGTTGCCATGAAACCCCATGGATATATTGCTGCTCTAGCACCTCCATACTTCTCACCATCTATCTCGAATGAACGACCGTTCCTAAATGTTACACCGAAGATTGGTTTGTACATAACACTGTTCATAATAGAACCAATTTCATTCCACATATCATAATGATCAAAGGACAAATCATAACAAACCTCATCTCCTTTCCATGTTAGTGTTGGATTACCTTGACCAATCATCTGACAGAAGTCAGGACCGAAGTTTTGCCCACTACTATTATAGTCGGGACCGAAGATAGATTGGGCAGCGAGTGTGGAACTTTGTATAGTGGCATAGCGTGGTCCTGCTATACGTACACCATCATGGTGACTCTTTACCAATTCCCTTAAGAACCTTTGAGTCTCTTCATGTTTCCATATCAACTGTGGATCAGCATCACTACCTGATTTGGTTTTAGACAGACCACCATACTGTTGGAACGCTGCTCCTCCACCTGCTTTCTTATGAGAGATCCATAGTATTGGTTCATCCTTATGGTTAATGATAGCAAAGTCTGCTTTAGGTTCTCTACCATTGATCCTTGATGTCACATCAACTACATCATATGCATTCTCATACTTCTTACCATCCTTAGTGCAGATAGTAATAGGTCTTACTTTCTTTGCAAACTTTCTCAACTTGTCCCCAAGTTGTTGCATTGCTATCTTCTCTGACTTCATCACGTCAGTCGAGGTAGGTTTCCTAATCTTATTGATAGGAATATATCCTACCTTAGATCCTAGTTTACACTTAAGTACATCTAGTTTGCCTACCTTCTCTAACCTTTGCCCTTCTAACTTAAAGGTTGTACCTGCTGCTAATGGTTTCCAAGTTGATTTCTTATCAGACTTAAAGAAGTTAGCAGTTAATTTCTTTTCTACCTCCAAGGTAAGTTCTTCCCATGAAGGATTCGACTCGATATACTTTTGGTATCCAGTCTGTGTGCGATCAGTTGTTTTAGAACTTAGTACAGTCACAAAAAAAGAGGGTGTTACCCTCTTATTTATAGGGAGACCTAACAACGTCTCCTCTCTTCTTGTATGCAGAGACCTCAGGATCTGGATCTAACCACTTGGTATATTCCTTGTCCTCCAGACAGCAGTCCAACTGTAGTGAACTGTCTAGTAAGTACATGTCATTGTAACGTTGCGTCCATGAGTTGTACTTCTGTATACGGTAATCTAGTTTACCGTTCTCAAGTCTCTTATCTGTGTGAACAAAACGATAAGGACCTTGATCCATAATTTTAGTCAATTTCATTGCGAAGGTTCTCCATGTGTTCCAACATCTCACTTACATCACATAGGTTATCAATCTGATGTAATATATCTGCAATGTGTTTGCTGATATATGTCTTCTCTGTACGAGCAGAGAAAGATAAAGCATTACGTAGACACTCCTGTGCTTCTCGTAATGATTCTTCTACTTGTCCTGATAGTGCCATGCGTTAATGGGGATTGTACTTTCTGAGAATATAAGTTGAGTATGCTGTTAGTATAGCAGCACATATGACTGGTGTCAAGATCAAAGGCATTAATCGTATCTCCTAAGGATATAAAGTGCAATAGAAGCACCAACTGATGATGCACCTAAAACTATTAAAAATAAAGGCATTAAATGTCTCCTTGTTT